CGGCAACTGCTGCTCTAGGCGGATTAACGGCTAGTGCAAGTGTGCCAAGTGGTGAGGTAATTCAAAGCCAAGTTGGGCAGCCTAATTATATCCAGCCTAACTTCCCTCAGATTATTGAGCCTGTAAAGATAACAGTTTCAATAAAGGTTGCAAAAGCAAATACAAAACTAGGCAAGTTATCAAGTAAATCAATATCTCAAATTGATTTCTCAATACTTGATGATGATGCTGATGTTTTACTTCTAGTTTAGGAACCTATGGAAAATTTAATTGAACCAAGTGAGGAAGTTACTACTCGCGAAGTTGATCTTAGTGTTCCTTCATTTATTAGTGCTAACGCAAAGCGTGGCCTAAAATATTACAGTGAAGGTTTTGGGGGAGATGGTTTAGTACCTGCCACCATCGCAGCAGCAAGAGAAATGGCTGCTGGAAATATAACAGAACCAAAAGTTAGAAAGATGGCACCTTGGTTTGCCCGCCATCAAGTAGATGGCAAAGCGCCATCAAATAGAAATCCATCCGATCCAGGCTATCCAGGAGCAGGCTTAGTTGCTTGGCTTCTTTGGGGTGGGGATAGTAATTTTTCAGATAGAGCGCAGAACTGGGCGCAACGCAAAATTGATGCTCTGAATGCAGAAGCAGAATCAAGGAGAGAAATGAAAAAGATTGAACGCCGCACTTATACAGTAAAAGATGTGCAAGCAAGATCAGCCGAGGATGGCACAATGCGCCTTGCTGGTTATGCAGCCGTATTTAATGAATCAAGTGTTCCGCTACCATTTAAAGAATCAATTGCGCCAGGAGCGTTTCGTAAAACATTAACTGAAACCCCTGATGTTAGATTACTTATCAATCACGAAGGTTTGCCGCTAGCACGATCAAAGAACGGCACATTGAAGTTAAATGAGGATGATCGTGGATTATATTTTGAGGCTGAGTTAGCAGATACTACTGAGGCTAGAGATATTTACAAACTGGTTGAGCGTGGCGATGTAGATCAAATGAGTTTTGGTTTCAGAGTTATCCGCCAAAATTGGAGCAAGGATCGCAGCCGTAGAGTTCTAACTGAGGTTTCATTAGCCGATGGCGATGTATCAGTTGTTACCTATCCTGCTTACCCAACCACAATGGTTGAGGCTAGAGAAAAAATTGCTAAAGCACTTGAGGCAGCAAAATCAGGGCGAGATGTTAGCCCAGAGGATATGGCAGTTTTGCAAAGTATATTTGCAGATTTAGGTGAAGGCCACGAATACATTATGAGAGCCTTTCAAGTTATGTCCACCTTCTTAGATCAAGACACCTCTAGTTACCACGATGAGGATGAGGATGAGGATATGCGTGCCACTGATGTAGTCGGCGATTTTGTCGAATGGGATTCAAGTGGTGGAACTGCAAGAGGCAGAATCGTTCGAGTATTGCAAGAAGGTGTTTTAAATATACCTGATTCAACCTTTAGCATTACTGCCGAGGATGATGATCCAGCAGTTTTGATCAGACTTTACAGAGAATTACGCGATGGTTATGTTGCAACTGAAACTCTAGTTGGGCATAAAAGAAGTGAATTAAGAAGTATTGCACCTCTTAAAGAACCATCAGATGAGGCAAGCCGTAAGATTTCATTGCGCCTAGCCCAAGCAATAATCAATAACACAAAATAAATTTCTGTTGTAAAAATACAACAGATGAAGTCGGAGCGAACTGCGCACCCTTTAGCGCCGCGCAAGGTATCGCCACCACCTCAATTTTCAACTAACCAAGGAGTTAAATTAATGTCTTACTTAGACAAAGTAATTGAACGCCGTGATGCAGTAAAGGCAGAGATGGATGCAGTTCTTGAGGCAGTAGCCGCAGAGAATCGCACCGATCTAACTGCTGATGAAACAACTAAGGTAGATGCCCTAGTTGCAGAATCACGCTCACTAGATACAAAGATTGAAAGCCTAAAGACCCAGGCAGATGCAGATGCAAAGGTTGCCGAAGTTCGTGCAGCAGTTGCAGATGTAGCAATGCCAAAATCTGGCGGTGCAAAGGTAACCCGCGAGGAGCGTACCTATACTGAAAATTCAGGATCATCATTTATTAGAGATGCCTACAATTCTCAGTTCAAGCAAGATTTCAATGCCTCAGATCGTCTTGCTCGCCACATGCGCGAGGAGGAAGTTGAACGCCGTGATGGAACAACTGCAAACTTTGATGGTTTAGTGGTTCCTCAATATCTCACAGCGTTAGCAGCACCATTGGCTCGCGCAGGTAGGCCCACAGCAGACTTCGCAACCAATAAGATTGCGCTACCACCAAGCGGAATGACTTTAAACATCAGCCGCATGACTACTGGTACATCAACAGCAATTCAACAAACACAGGCAACTGATGTTTCTGAAACCGATGCTGACGACACCCTATTAACGGTGGATGTTCGTACAATCGCTGGACAGCAAGACCTATCCCGCCAAGCAATTGAGCGCGGAACAGGTATTGATTCATTTGTTGTTGCAGACTTGATTCGTTCATGGCACACAACACTTAACTCTGGCATCATCAACGGTGCTGGAACAGCAGGAACCATTAAGGGTATCCGCAACTCAGGTGGAAACGCAGTAACATTTACTACTACTGCTCCAACTGTTGCGTTACTATATCCAAAGTTGGCTGATGCGTTGCAGAAAGTTCAAAGCAATGTATTTACAACTCCAACACATTGGATCATGCACCCACGCCGCCTAGCATTCTTACTAGCAGGCGTTGATGGTTCAAATCGCCCTCTAGTAGTTCCATCAGTAGGCGTTCCAATGAACGCAGTTGCAACAGGAGCAGGAGTTGCGCAATATGCAAATTCAGGTTATCAATTACTTGGATTACCAATTATTGCAGATGCTTCAGTAGCAACAACTTACGGATCAAGCACTAACCAAGATGAAATCTATTTGGTTGATTCACGCGAGATGCACCTATTCGAGCAAGCAGGATCACCATTCTCACTTCGTTTTGAGGCAACAGGCGCAAGTAATCTAACTGTTAAAACAGTTGTTTACGGATATGCAGCCTTTACAGCAGAGCGATATGCTCTAGCCGCCTCAATCATAAGCGGAACTGGTTTAACAGCACCATCCTTCTAAACTAGAAGGCAATTAAGAACTGTTTAGGTGGTTTAACCTCCCCCGATTAAGCCACCTAAACTCCTAAGTAGTTCGGGGGAACTATGAAAAGCGCACATAAAGTAACAATAGGTTCTTGCGATTCAGGCCAAGTAAATGGTTCATTTGCTTACACCTTGATTCAATTAGCCCAAGCACGATCACCAAGATTAGGGCCATTTGTAAGAGTTAAAGGTTCAGGATTACTTTCCAAGATTCGTAATCAGATAGTTAAACAATTTTTAGATAATACAAAATCTGATTGGCTTTTAATGGTAGATAGCGATCAGCAATTAGGGGTTGCAACTTTTGATAAATTGGTTGATACCGCCCACGATTTAGATCGCCCAGTTGTAGCAGGATTGGTATTCGCTGCTTTCAATGACGGCAAGAGTGAATATCCAAAACCAGTTCCAGCGATATTCCAAGATGCGCCAGAGGGATTCCTACCCCTCTATAAATATGATGAGAATAAAGTTTTTGAGATAGATGCCGCAGGTACAGGTTGCCTTTTAATCCACCGCAGCGTTTTAGAAAAGATGCGTGAAACTGCCGATCCTAGTATGGGTAAAAATTGGTGCTGGTTTTGGGATGGGCCAATAAATGGTGAATGGATAGGTGAGGATTTACTTTTCAGCCGTCGCATTCGCTCTCTTGGTTTTCCAATATATGTAAATACAGGCGCAATTTTGCCTCATCAAAAAACCTACTGGCTAGATGATAGGCACCATAAATTATGGAAAGATTAAAAAAGATTTTTAAGAAAAGAAATAAACCTAGAGAAACGGCTACTGCCCAGCCGCAACTTGAAAGAGCGATTTTACCTAAAGCGGAAAGAAGGATAAAGCGTGGCAATAACTAACGGCTACTGCACATTGGCTGAATTAAAAGCCTCATTAAATATTACTGATGCAGTTGATGATACTGCTTTAGAGGCTGCGGTTACTGCCGCAAGCAGGATGATTGATGATTATACTGAGCGCTTCTTTTATGCTAATGGAACTAGTCAATCTCCAGTAACTCGGTATTACACTGCCCTTGATCCTTATACTATTAATGTTGATGATATAACTACTGTTACTGAAATTGCTACTGATGATAACTTTGATTTTACTTATGGAACAGTTTTTACTACCTCTGATTTTATGGTTGAGCCAATCAATAATCCGATTAAAGGCTTTCCATATAATAGATTGTTAGCAATAGGCAGTTATATTTTCCCATATCAATTACCTCAAGCAGTAAGAGTAAAAGGCGTTTGGGGATTCACCGCAGTACCACCTGAAGTTAATATGGCAACCCTGATCCAATCATCACGATTATTTGGGCGTAGGCAATCTCCCTTCGGAATCGCAGGCAGCCCTGAAATGGGAACTGTTAGATTGTATTCTCGCCTTGATGCTGATGTTGAAGTTCTACTTCGCCCATTCCGCAAGAACGGTGGCTTGGCTAAGTGATCCCAGGTAATGTTAGAGATGGTTTAAAAACTAACCTACAAACAATAACTGGGCTTAGAGTTTATGATTTAATTCCAGATACTGTTAGCCCACCAGCAGCGATAGTTGGTCAATTAGATTTCACCTTCGATTTAAACAATGCGCGAGGTTTAGACCAAGCAAACTGCGATGTGTTGGTGATTGTTCAACGCTTATCAGAGCGAGTAGCCCAGGATAAGTTAGATGCTTTTCTAGCGGGAACAGGTGCTGGCTCAATCAAAACTGCAATCGAAAGTGATAGAACTTTAGGCGGAGCAGTAAATACTCTTAGAGTTATTAGCGCTGAGGGTGGAACTTATGATTCTGCTGGAACTTTGTTTTTATCTTACAGATACCGAGTAACACTTTATGGATAAGGAGAAAAAATGACTTACACAATTATTTCAGAATTAAATGTTTGTAACAAAATTAAAGGTGATACAATCACCGAAAAAGAATTGCTTAATGCAGGAGCCAACATCGAAGCACTGATTGCTGGCAATCACATTAAGGCAAGTGGGGGAACAACCAAACCAGCAATCCAAGAAGGAGCCAACAAAACATGGCAAGAATAGTCCTAACAGATGCGAGCATTGTGATAAATTCAGTTAATTTATCTGATCACATCGCAAGCGTAACTTTAAGCACATCAAATGATGTCGTAGATACAACAGGGTTTTCATCAACTGCGGCAAGAACTCGCGTTGCTGGTTTGTCTGATAATTCCCTAACTCTTGAGTTTCATCAAGATTTTGCAACATCAAATGTAGAAGCAACAATTTTTCCACTAATTGGAACTGCTACAACAGTTGTTGTAAAATCAACTTCATCAGCAACTAGCGCAACCAACCCTTCCTATACATTTTCTGCCCTAGTAGCAGAGTGGCAACCACTATCAGGTGCAGTTGGCGAATTAGCCACCGCATCCGTTACTTGGCCAATCTCTGGTGCTATCACTAAGGCGAATGCATAATGGCAAGAATTGTATTAACTAACGCCTCTGTTACTTTTGCAAGTACAGATATTTCATCTTTCGTGAGTTCAGTAACTTTAAGTACTTCACTAGATGTTGTAGATACAACATCTTTTGGCAATACTGCAAGAACTCGCGTGGCTGGATTAGCCGATAATCAGATAACAGTTGAATTTTTCCAGGATTTTGCTTCTGGGCAACTTGAATCAGTTGTTTTTCCTACAATCGGAACTTCTGCTGCAATGGTAGTTAAGCCAGTATCAGGAAGTACAACTGCAACAAATCCTTCATATTCATTCAACGCGCTAGTAGCAGAATGGCAGCCACTATCTGGTGCCGTCGGTGAACTAGCAACAGCAAGTGTTACCTGGCCAATATCAGGTGCAATAACAAAAGCAACATCATAACTAACTAGGGGGAAATAAAATGGATGGATTATCACTAAAGATCGTAACTAACGATGGTGTAGATAGCGTGTTTTCATTACGCCCACGCACCATCGTTGCTTTCGAGCAAAAGTTCGGTAAGGGTTTGGCAAAATTGTTTTCAGAGGATCAAAAGATGGAGCATATCTACTATCTTGCCTGGCAATCTTTAAAAGATAATGGGCGAGTTGTAAAACCTTTTGGCCCAGAGTTCTTAGATACGCTGGAATCTGTTGAAATGATTTCAGACCCAAATTCAGAATCCACCGCGATAGCCTAACCTTTGCAATTGCAACTGCTGCGGTGGAGTTGCATTTATCACCGATTGACTTACTCGATGCTCCAGATGGCGTTTTAGAGGCGATATTCGCTTATCTAAAGGAAAGAGCAAAGGCGAATAAACATGGCCGATGAAGTTATCGTTTTAACAGGTATCAAAGAAACAATGGATGCCTTAAAAGAATTTGATAAAAAAGCGGCTAGAAAATTTAATAAGGTAATTAGCGATGAATTAACTAGGGCTGAGAGATCAGCAGATAATCTAGTTGTTCAATTTACCAATCCTGTTTATGGAACTCCGATGCGTGGCTGGCGTAAAACTCCAGCCGCTAATCCTAGAACTCGCGGTGGCGCTGGCTGGCCAGCCTGGGATGTAAGTGAGATTCAGGCAGGCATAACCAAGAGCCGCACGCAGGGTAAAGTTAGAGGTGATTACACCACTAGCGCTGGTGCATTAGTTAATAAGAGCGCCGCTGGTGCAATATTTGAAGTTGCAGGCAGGCGTGGCAACGCATCAAGAAATCAATTTATTAGATATTTAAGCAATTCATTTGGCAAAGCCTCCCGCCTTATTTGGGCAGTTGTTGATAAAGACAAAGAGGCAATCCAAAGGCGAGTTGCAGCAGCCTTAGAGGATGCTAAAAAAACATTACAAAACAATTTAAACAGTAGGAGATAAAATGGCAACTGGCGCAATAATTGCACGCATTATTACGCAGTATTCTGCCAAAGGTTCCAAGCAGGCTCAAAAAGATATTACTAAACTTGGTAAAGATTTTGATAAATTTGCCAAGAGAAGCGCATTAGCCTTTGCCGCAGCAGGCGCAGCCGTTGGTGCGTTCGCCGTTAAGGTTGGAACTGATGCAGTTCGCGCTGCTATGGAGGATCAAAAGAGCCAGGTATTACTTGCCAACTCTTTGCGAAATACAGTTGGCGCTACTGATGCCGCTATTGCTGGCACCGAGGAATACATAACTTTATTACAAAAACAAGTAAAAGTTGCAGATGATGAACTTCGCCCAGCCCTAGGCCGTCTAACCGCAGCGACAGGATCAATTGCAGGCGGTCAGCAATTACTTGGAACAGCACTAAATGTTAGCGCTCAATCAGGCGCGGATTTAGCAACCAGTTCTAATGCAATTATTAAGGCAATAAAAGGACAAGGTAGAGCCTTAGGACTTTTAGTTCCAGGATTAAGTGCTGCAACAATTAAATCTAAAGACTTTAATAAAATATTAACTGATACAAATAGAGAAACATTTGGCGCTGCTGCTAAACGCGCAGAAACTTTAGAATATAAATTAATCGGACTTAAAATTGCCTATGGTGAAATTCTTGAAACTCTTGGTTATGCCCTTTTGCCTGTTATTGAAAAATTTGTTGATGTAATTACTACTAGGGTTTTGCCTCAATTAGAGGCTTGGATTAACGCTAACAAAGATAAATTAGCAGCCAGTTTAGATACAATTTTAACTAAACTTCCTGCATTACTAATTCAAGTTTTTGATTTATTTAATTATATCGAACGCAACCTTGGAACTATCAAAGTTCTAGGTGCTTTATTAGTTAGTACATTTGCAGCCGTAAAAGTCTATGCTGGTGTTATTGCTCTAAGTACTGCAATAAATATTCTAACTGCCGCCTTCGGGCGCCAGGCAGTAGCAGCCACCGCAGCAGGTACCGCTACCGCTTTTGCAACAGGTGGAGCCTCAGCCCTAGCCGCAGCAGCAGCCCTAGCAGTATTTACAACTGCTTCTTTAATTGCCTATAAGCAATTAACTAAAAATAATAAAGTTCTTGATGAAACAAAAGAAACAACTAATGCCATTGCAAAAGATTTTGGCAAGGTTGTAGGAACTACTACTAAGGTTCTAGGCAACACTGTAAAATTGACCGCTGAACAAAAGAAACAATTTGCTAGCCAGGAAGCCTTGAATAAATTAAAGGCAATGGGTGTTACACCTACATCTGAAACTGACCCAATTCAACTTGAGGCAGTTAGATTAAACCTTCTTAAAGAACAAAACCTTGCTCAAAAGGCGATGTACGATCAATTGCTTGCTAACTATGAAGCAACCAATCGTATAAATATTGCAGCGCAACGCTACGCCGATATTTTAATGGTTATCGCTGATGAGAAAATTTCAAGTGAGGAAGTAAGCCTTCTTGCTAGTAAATGGAATTTAACCAACTATCAAGTTCTCCAATATATTGCCTCAGTAACAGGCAATGTTGAACTTGGCAAAGGTTGGGATGCGGCAGGTTATGCAGCAGGTG